AATTTTGTTGCTTCACAATAAGATTCACTTGGTCTCCTTAAGAATAAAGGGGGAATTGAACCCACGATCGTTTACTCACGAAAGAAACTGTCATGTATAGACAGAAAGGCCACCAGGTCTTTGAGAGAAGATATATTAAACTGCTTCTTACTATATAGCAGTTGCTTTTATTACGCGTTAGCGAACGCATACTGCGCCACACGAATTTGTGACGAAGTAATTGTGGCGGCGGAGGCCGTGAAATCGAAAATCATCGTTTCACCACGGTTCAACACATTGACTCTATAAGAGTCAATTGCAGCAGTAACTGCCGTGTTGTGCAGAAGCCCACCAAGGAGCTCTGCATTAGAAACCGTGCCAGTAATGGTGGGAGACGTATCCGTAAAGGTCGTCCCACCAAGATCGACATCCACGAGGTATTGACCAACCTGGTTAAAGGTGATCGTTGCTCCAGTGGCGGTGATCAACAACGAGCCAGCAGAGCTCTGCGTCCCTGTAAAGGGAGCGGCTCGCGATGCTCCAGTTGTGACAATACGAATCGAATTCGCTTGCGCCTGCGCAACAATGTCATTCTGAGGAGTGCGGAGCTCAATATCGTATGAAACGTAGAGCTCACCAAGCACAGAAGTGTCAGCACACCCTTGGGTGGCGACAAACAACGTGCCGACATCAAATGTCTTCACATCCTGTCCAGAAGGCACTGCACCCTGGCGGACATAGCGCTGAATGCCGAACTTTTGCAAGTCGGCTTGCGCCGCTGTATAACAGCACTCAGCCCAGACGGCAGAACGAACAGCATTGGAATATGACATCAACTGCTGTTTGTTGCCCGGGGCGCTGTCTCCAGCGTCGAAGTCCATCGACATCATGACTGACCCGGCCGTCGCAGAGGATTTCTGCGTTTCAAACTCAAATTGCAGATTCCGAATCAAATAAGACTCGTACTGTGCCGCAACAGAGGAAAGCCAGGTAAACATCTGCTGAAGGCCTGGGTTGACGGAGAATGAACTCACAGAAAACGCAACAGACCCAGCAATATCCTGGATGTATTCACGATGGCGGACGACGATTTTGCCGTCCCCAGCGAAAGGGGAACCCGAAACACTCGGAATTCCCGTACGCATAGGGCGCGTGTACGCGGCAGCAACCGCTTCAACACCACCACGACCCACACGACGACGAACGCGCTTACGCGCCGAGCTACGAGGCACACTAGCGGCAGCAGAATTCTTCCGCGCACGCAATTGTTTGCCGAGCTTATTCATCTTTGAGCGAGCCATCCTTCCTAGGACTGATTTTACTGGCAAGGGAGAGGGTCCTTGCCAGCAAACCGTGCAATTCACCATACTATCGGGGGTATCCCGTCAAGTTGCCCATTAAAGGGACCTAAAGGTGGGTTTGCACAACCCGCGGTTTATAGCAAACCGCAAACTAGCAACCTTGACTGTCTCAACAGTCAAAGACCTCCGCTCCTCCGGCGCTCAAAGCAGCCTCCTGGAGTCGTTGGTCCTTCAACTCTTCTAGCGCCCCATAAACCGTGGAGACAATCTCAACCAGTTCAGCCTGCGTACAGGTGTCTGGGAGTGAGCCTCCATGTCGGAACTCGTACAGCAGCTGCGCGAACGCTTGCTGGCGAATTGGGTTTGATAAATCATCACTTCGCAAGAAGTTGAAAATTGCTTTTCTCCAACCTTTGGGAACGGCAGAATAGGGTCCAAACATCGTCGAGCAAAACTCAAACGGTTCAACACCTGCGGTCACGTTCACTTCCTTAACCGACTTTCCAAGGAGGGCGTATTGCGCCTTCAACTCGTCAGCCGTGAGGTCCGTGTCCTCCACGCAGTCATCCCCATACGCTACACAAGACCGGGACGGCGGAGAAATAAATCTCGACGCCATCACCCTAATCCTGGAGTTAGATGAGGAAGTGTTATATGAACCCGATTTGATCGCGTGGGGGCGATCCTGCGCTAAAAGCGTCCCATCGGATAGAGACACGACCGACCACATACAGGCTCGGGCCGTGTTGAGAACCAAATTGAAAAGAAAAGTGTCAGGCTTCGCATCGTACATCCGCAGACGTACAAGCGCATCAGCCCACAACTCCCATTCCTGCACTGACCAGTCCCACCCATTCATATCAGTATCAACGCGTCGCTTAAACAGCGCCACTCGCTGAAAGAACTCCAAGCATTCCTGCTCGGTGGATTTGTTCTGGCCAGGCATTGAAGGGCATGTGCGCCAATTCGCAATCTCTGCTTTATTTTGAGGTCCATCACAGACGCGCTGGGCGACCTGGAGAACTAAAGACAGAGAGCAAATAAGGCGCCATCGGCCTACTTTCGCTTTGGCAATTTTGTGCGGTTCATTCTTAACGAACAACCGCGCTGGAAACGAGAGTCCCCTCTCACATAGCTCAACAGCAGTATATGAGGCATACTCTTCTGGGTGAATAGAACCCAACAACATCACAAATTCAGTAATACATTCTAAGACCAACTCAAAATCCGAACTCAACAAATCACCATTAGTCGCACCGAACGCCGCAAGGGGCACGCCAGGACCTGAGTCCTTTTGTACCTCAGCCTCGAGAATAAATCTCAAGAGGTCCCTCAACTGCTCTTCAACGCAATCGATGTCTTTGACTTCGACGCGGAGGAATTCGTGGGGTTTTCCTTTTGGGTATCGGTCTGCGACTTCTTGACAGACGTTTGCAATTCGCTGTGCGTCTGGAGGAACTGAGTAAACAATTCCATCAGTTTGGAGTCGGAGAGATCGGGACTCAGCTTTTGCTCCGCGGTCTGGCCAGCAGAGGAGGCTTTGTCCGTCTTCTTGGAAGATTTCTGGGAAGCAGGCTTCCGCGACCTTCGCCGCTTGGCTCTTGCTTCTTTTGTGGGCTGCCCAACTGAGGCTTGTGCGGCCGCAGAAGGTGAAGTTTGCACTCCATTTTCCTTCACCGGGACCAAATTGGTACCCGGCTGCTTGATAGCATTGATGCAGGCCGCCGCCACGGCGGACGCGATTGTCTGGCAATCCTGAGGCGTTAGAGCTTGCACTGTCGGCAATACAGCCGTTGGCAGCGCTCCAGTCACTCCAGCTTGGGTAGGCACCGCGGATCCAATCTGGAATTTGACCCGTTTGCCGCTCTGAAAATCCTCACTAATCACTGGAACACCCTGATCAATTTCAGCCTTCTCCGCCTTATATGATATCGGCAGAGTCGGTTTGACCTGGGCTACTGCTGCGCGAACTAATTGCTCAGCTCGAGCGCGTGCACTTTCAGCGTCTAGTGGGAAAGGAGCTTCCCGTTTTGCTAAACTCTCGTTTTGTTGGTTCTCATTTGAACGTTTCACTTCCTGGGTCGGCGCAAGAGTAATCTCATCGCGCAACTGCACAGGTCGGATCTGTGGCTCATCGTAAAAGACTCCCAACCGTACGCAGGCACATCCCATCCCACATCGACCATGGTGGCCATCGTGTCCAATGCAACGGCAAAATGCAGCATTGCACTCACGAACTGGAGGAATAGGCTTTTCAGCTTGCTTCAACTTCAGTTTTGGCTCTTCCTTAATCGCAGGTTTCGGAACGTTACCTTCCTCAACGGCACTAAAGCCGCGGGTACTCTTTTTGGGCTTACGGTTCATGCGGAATTCAATTTCGCGAAGGGGCAATTCGCGTTGAGGTGGGCCCAGTGCCAGCGAGGTTTTACCCTTGCGGCTCACATAGCCAACATTTCCATACGCAGTCGAGATTTCTCCCTCCTCGTAGTACTCCTCATCGCGAACACGCCGCTCCTCCACTACATCTTCCATCGCAAGTCGCCGCTCTTCTTCTATCTCACGTCGTTCCTCATCAAGCTCCTGGCGTCGGACCCACCGTTCCACATCGTCTTCATCAGACGTATATGAAGTATTCGGGTCTCCTCCGCGTTCCTTTACTGGCTCAGCCTTCCGGTCAGAGTTTTCAAGTGAAGCAAGCGCAGAAAACTGCTTTAGAGAGAACAACATGGGCTTGACGCTCACACAGTAATTCATTTGAGTTTCTTGGAAACCACCAAGATGTATCGCTACAACTTTCGTTCCCGAGAACACAGGCATGCCTGAACATCCCGCAGAAGTACTGCACGAATGCATGTACTTAAAGGTGGGGTCAAACTTGTAAGGAGCGTCTTTCAACGCATTATACAAAGTGCACGTCGAGGAGGACTTAGTAGTCTTGCAACCACCAGACTTCAACTCAATCGTTGGCACGGTGACAGTTGCCCACTTCTTCATGGCAACCATCTCCAACTTTGAAACTTCAAGAACTGACCACACTTTAGGCGCAACCGCAAGCGCGATGAAATCCAATTCACCGGGCCGCGAATACGCCAAAACCTTCGGTTCGTCCAATGCCACTATCAACCACGGCTCAGTGCCCACCGACTTGGCAGACATGAGAGCAAAACGATTCACGTCTTTCGACTTTTCATCGTTGAAATAGGTCCAACCTAACTTGTTCATATGTTCAACAACGTGGCACGCAGTCACAAATGCGTCATGGTTCCCGGCATACTCGGTTCTAAAACCGGAGCCGATCTGCGCATTGCTCGTCACGTCAATAATCACAACCGTGCCTTTCGGCCACGGTGCAGAATACTGCATATTCCCCGTCTTAACTTCCGCGACGGGAGCCATAGGCTCTACCTTCATCGGGGGGGGCAACACAGTTATCTGAATGCGATCCATCGACACAACTTCAGCGTCTTTCGTAGCCTCCCGCAACATAGCACGGGCCACCAGGCGCCGCTCAAGCCACAGAGCAGAGCTCCATGTGGCGAACGACGCGGTAAGCGACAAAACAAACTGAACCAACAGCCAAATTGGATGATGAACAAAATACAAGGGGATATCGCAAAGCATACTCTTCGGAAAAGATTCAACGAGGTAACACACAGTGACATACACCCAAGCTTGATAGGTCGTTTCGAACCCAAACATGCACAACGTTGCCGTCAAGCATGAAAAGGTCCAAATGGTCAACAGCGACATTCCGGCGCCACGCCACAAACGAGTGCGAACATTCCAGAGCAGCTTCACGCCACATACCCAGAACGCCACACCCAAAGGCGCGCGCCAGTCATATCCTGTCATCACAGTCAGTAGGGAATCCAACCATGGACTACGCCCACTCACGTGGTTCGTAGAATTTAAAATGTTCTTTTCGAACCCGGGCGAAACACCAAGCGTTTCCGCAAGGCGTCTACCAGCCCGGTCGCCGATCGTAAGACCAGCACAAATCGTTGCAAACGTGGCAAA